AACAAACGCTGCTTCCGAATCGTTCAATGCAAAAATAAAGGAGTTCCGCACACAATTCAGAGGAGTAAAGGACAGAGCTTTCTTCCTGTTCAGACTGGCGAAAATTTATGCATAAGCTATGAATCCCTCAGGTTTTTACGTTGACCCCATAACCACTTCATATGCCATTATTAACTGAACCATGTAAACCAGCGCATTTAAGGCATAAAAAAAGAGAGTTACTTTAGTGTAACTCTCTGATTTTCAAGTGATCCGCCTGGGATTGTGTTATAAAACTTATTTATTTGATTATCACATTGTTATATAGGTTTATTACTGCATGGTATCACAATAGTATCTTTTTTATTTTGCTAATCTGTTCTTCGTATTTCCAGGCATCATCTATCATATTGCCTTTCCCAGAACATAGCCACTTAACATTAAGCATAGGGAATGCTTCGGAAATCCGGGATATTATATCACTTCCTATCGTTCCTCTGCCTTTTCCACTTTTATCCGAATTACTGATATATCCATTTCCTATATTACAGTATACTTCAAAGGAGCTATATCCTTTTACAATTTTCAGTTCATACCTTGCATAGTGAGCAAATGCCTTTAGCCTGTCTATCGCCCTTTCGTTTTGTTCTGTATTTTTTTTCATTAAATATTTAGTAATAATTTTATTTCACAAAAACATGCTTAATAACATATGAATATTCAAAACATTTATTGAACAATGATGTTATATGTTATACAAACTATCATTTTTAATAAACAAAGTAATATCATGGAAGAAGTTAACCTTTCTGCGCTCTGTATGATGAAGCAAATTAAAATTCTTACGCAACAATTACTACGACTATCCGAGGACCTTGAATTGGCCCACGAAAGAATTTCCGTATTGGAAAAAGACTTTGAGACGCATAAATCTGAACTGTACCATAAACATCCGGTTTATAAAATGAATATATTACATTCAAAAGTTACCGGATTTTAAAAATAAGCAAGAACCGCCCCTACAAAATAGGGGTTGTTCTTAAGCTGTCTTTTTTTCTTCCAATACATTTTTTACGTCTAAAAGCGCTTGTTCAAGTTCGTCTCTTGCTTTCGTAATAGTCTGTTCAAGCTCGTTAAACTGTTTTTCCAGTTTACCAAAAAGCCTTTCATATCTTGAAACGGTTGTTTCATACAGCCTTGACAGCTCATCGTAAGAGAGAGACACGGAATCTGTGTCCTGCTGACTCAAACCGCTATCTTCATCTTCTATGAACATAGGTCCTTTGCCGGTGAGGATGTAGTTGGCGTTGACTTGGTATGTTTGGCAAAACTCTTGCAACGTATTCATAGATACACCGCATATTCCACGCCTTATTTTAGACATGGTGGCCTTTGATAAATTTTCCAAAGTGTTCCACACCTTATAATCGGTAAGTTCCAACTTTTCTATCGTCTCTAAAAAACGATAAGTATAATCGTTAAACGCTTCCATAATTTATATTTTTTTTAATTAGTGACTAAAATTGTTACTATAATATTGCTAGCAACAAAAAATGTTACTATCTTTGCATCTGTAACAAGTAGCAGTTGTTGAATGACATAGTTTATATTATCCCTTTCCGGGCTAATTATATGAGATGAATCCTGTGATAGCTGCTACCTATTACGGGATTCATTCTTTATATAAAATACAATCGGTCAATGGACATACTTAATATACCAATAGATATAATCAAAAGATACAAGGCAAGCAAGGCTGAAAAAGAATTGCTTGCCTTTGCTATTGGCATCAAGTGTCTGTATTCAAATTCTGTACTTACCGATGTAACCCCTTATAAAGTGATGAAACTGTTTCATGTTTCTCACGATAAAGCCAAACGCCTTATTAACGGAGCATTAAACGACAGTTTTCTGTTTTCCGTAAAAGGAGGCAGCTTTCTTGCAAACACTTTTAAAAGCAAGGAAATCAAAAGGTCAATAGGGCGTACGCCTTTTATTTACACCTCTGATTATTGCTATAAACTGAATAAGAAGGAATATTCAATTCGCATGCTTGTGCATGAGCTGAACTGTATTATGCTTCTTTGTGCAGTCAATTCTATTGATAGAGACAACTTTCCGCAGAGTAACGGGAAACCGAAACAAAAACGTTGTGCCCTTACCAAGGATTTGACTTTGCGCAAACTTGGAAATATATCCGGTTCAAGCAAAAGTACCGCACACAGACTGATGAATGAAATGTTCCGAAACGGAGTAATCTCCAAGACAAGGGCGCACGGGGAAATGGTTATCCATACCGTGAATGCCAACACCATTGAGGAGTGGCGCAAAAGAACGGGAAGGAAACATTTTATCTATAACCCCAAAGACGGAAGCGGATGGATTGTCATTCCTTGTTCTTACTCTATATGCGACAGAGGGACTACCGAGAAATATAAGCACGTTATTTATAATCACAAGAAGCGTGTAGAATCAGCAAATCTCAAAGTGTCCAAGCATCCTGTTTATGAAAATCCGTTTGATAATCCCATTAACGCTGCTTATTTATGATATTTCTATTTTGGGAACATATATTATTTACAGAGAGAATGGGATTACACAGCGTATATAAACACATACGTGCGTGATAATTTAATATATAAAATATCAAGACAATGAGTAGATATTGTACATTGAATTTGAATAATAACCGATTGTAAACATTTCAAAGAGCGAATTATGATTAATAAAAAAATTCAATTCAAAGCAGACGGCACACCTATTAAAGATGAATGCTATCTTCAGTATGAGAGAGAATGGCTTGACCTAAGAAGAAGGGCAGCAGAGTTTGGTCGCTTTTTACAATCAGAACTTGATAAGCGGTTTGATTTGTCTAAGAGCGAATGGTGCAAATTACATAGTCATTTGATTACCGAGTATTCCTCTGACAGCAAAATGCTTGACCACATCCTTTAATGTTTCTATGGCTATTGATTTTACCATATCAATAGCCTTTTGTTTTGTTTCTCTCTCATTATCACATTAATTTATTAATTATGAAATCAATATATCAAATCTACGCGGACACATTTAAGGCTCGTTCTTTATTGGAACAACCGAAAGCAAGTTTACTAAAGGGACAACGCCCTCAACCCTTGAAATGTCCATTGCTGAAAGAAGCGTGTCCATTAAAGAATCAATTTGAAATTTATGAAATTTCTCCGACATTAAAATTGGTTTTCTTGCAATTAAAATATTAACTATGCTCGTACATTCATTCTGCTTTCCTAAGCTACATAAATGATATATAGATGATATTCCATGAAGATACAACTGAAATATATCAGAATTGCTTTTCTCTTTTTTATTATCATACATCATAAACATTGCAGATTGAAATTCAAACAGATTGTTTGTTGAACGTATGTATATATCCCTTTCTTGCTTGTTTATTTCCTTTCTTAAGTCTTTTATATCTTTTAATTCCTCCTTTATATTTATAGTGGTATATATCTGCCACCCGATAAGCACCGTTATAAGCAACGCTAATACTCCTACTATTATCCCTTGGTAGTCCATTCCCAATTCGGAAGTGTGCGGATAGGTTCTACATAGAGCTGCCACAGATACCATGATAGATATTGCAGACAATATTAGCGTTATTGTATTTCTATACTTATCCATATCTATTTAATAATTAAACATATACACAAAACATGTTTTATAACATATAAAACGGTAGCATAAAAAGCTACTATTTTATTGTGGTAACAAAATAAGTCACTATCTTTGCACTGTTGTTAGAACGAAAGAACGACGACAACAAGACATAAAAAATAGAAGCAACCATAAAAGCCGCTTGTATTTGTTTTTATGTCGGCGAATATAGCTATTTTCTATGAAAAAACAAATAAAGTGAGAAAATTTATATAATAGATAATATGAAAATAACAAGAGAAGATATTTTGAAGATTAAACCAGGGACTTCGCTTACTGTACGTCTAAGTGATTACAGAGCTTGCGATTCAGCGAGAGCTGTTGCTTATAGAGCCGCTTTAGCAGACCCAAGACCGGATGTAGAGAGGTATAAGGTGTCTATTAATACGAAAACATGGGAAATTACAATTACAGCCGTTAAAAAGTTATGACTCGCACAGAAGCAAGAATATTAGCAGAAGAACTGTACAAACTTATGCGCAAGGATGTGAAAAGGATTGTAGAGGAAACAGTGATTGAATGTTTGGATGAATGGGTTGGGGTAGGAGAGGCTGCTAATATTCTTGGGTGCAGTGTTGGTACTTTATATAACAATATATCTAATATTCCTCATACAAAGAACGGCAGACTTCTTCGATTTAAGAAATCGGAATTGATTAAATATTTGGAAAGATGAAAACCTACGATTTAAACAGAGCCTCTCGGCTTGCTCTTCGGATTGCTCTAATAATAGCAATCATGGCGGGATGTATATACAGCAGCCGTGTAGAATACAACGATGATGTATTATCCGGCATGAGTTCCGATAAGTACGACTTCATCAGAAGTCGGATAAACGACAGCTCACGGTCGGCGGTAGTATCCGAGTATATGAGTAACAAGCAGTATTACGACAGTCTTGACTATTAAAACCGCGTTGTGCGAACAACGCTCCTTCCTCTTAGCTCAGCCAGGCAGAGCATCGCTATGGTTACTTGTTCGAAGGTTTAGTATCCGGTAATTTCCGGTTAGCGAAGGTCGCACGTTCGAGTCGTGCAGAGGGAGCAAAATACATAGTTCTTTGACGTATTGAATGTGAAATAAGGTTTAAGTATTTGATATTTAGACTTATTTCAATATAACCGAGGATTACGGATAGCGGAAACGCGGTGACTCCGTATAGGCTTGGTTATCGTAATTGTCTCTTCGCACCGAAATGTCCTACGGTAGAGAGTATGCGGTTTGGGCACCCGTATCGCAAGAGACAAAGGTCATAAAGACAACATAAGCGTCCGATACAGTCTTAAATCGGTATAAAGTATGCGGTGGTAATGAAAGGCGCCCGTACACGCTTATTATATATAATCCCGTGGCTCACCCTAAGGCGAGTGGTAAGGCTTAACATCGGAACGCTCACGGGAACAATAATAACCAAATAATCAGAATTATGAATAAGTACATCAAATTAATAGCACTTTTGATTATCGGAATTGCTATTGGGAACAGGATTTTTAATCACCTACACGCTTGGCTAGGCGTAGCAGTAATATCAGCCACTATAATTTATTTTTTTTATAAACTAATTAAAAACTTAAAAAATGAAGAGATTGATTAATCTGACATTGGTTTGTATGACCTTATTGGTATTCGCTTCTTGCGAAAGAGTAGCCCCTAACTATGCTGGGGTTCTGATGGAGAACTACGGTAAGCAAGGGAAAGAGGATTTCAAGGTGGTATCGGGTAGAGTTTCCACTTGGGAATGGGGTACAGAGTTGTTTCAAGTCCCATTATTTGACCAAAGAGGTGAATTTGCCAAACCTGTCACTTTGAAAGCTGCCGATAACACAGAATTTAATGCACGTCCCACCTATTCATATAAAGTTATAAAAAATAGGGCTGTTGATGTTGTATTCGATAATAAACATATAGATAAAGCCGATACGGAATCCGGGAAAGATGGTTTTATGCAAAGCCTTGAAGACAATATACTTGAACCGCGTATTTATGACTTGATAAAAGAAGAAAGCCGAAAACATAAGACAGACAGCTTGATGGCTGATGGCGGTTCTCTTCTTTTTGAAAAACGGCTGGAACAGATAGTAGATAAAGAATTTGAGAAAAGAGGGCTTCAATTGTTGACTTTTTCCGCGCAGCTTGAATTTTCAAGAGCAGTACGTGAAAAGATTGATAGCCGTAATGAGGTTAATACCAATATCTCAGTGTTAGACCAGCAAATAGCAGAACAGAGAAAACGAAATGAGCTTGAACAGTTAAAGACAGAACAGGCTCTAATTACGTCAAGAGGATTGACGAAAGAAATCTTATACAAACAATTTATTGATAAATGGGATGGCAAAACGCCCTTATATGGGATTTCTCCTGATTTCTTAAAAATTACTCAATAAGCCTGTGAGGGTGAATAATTCATGATATATGTTTAATATAAACAGTCCCGTCCACGTGCTGGTCGGGAAACACTGCGACATGGCGGAATGGTAGACGTAGCACTCTATGATAGGAATGTCAAACCTTAGATGTGCGGAGCTTGACAACTCGTCCCGGTTCGAGTCCGGGTGTCGCAACATCTTCACTACAGATGAAGTATTTGTTTAGTCGTAGCCGGGCGGTCTGTGAAGATAGTCCGGTTTTTCTTGAAACCAATTAATAACAATCATATGAAAACATTTGAAAAATTAAAAGAAGAACTCTTGATCCGCGCCAAAAATGCTGGCGCATGCCAATCCGGCTACGCAATGGGTCTAAGAAGCAATACGAAAGCCGACCTGCTAAAAGCCATTACTGAAAATTGGTTTTGGGTTTTGAGGGATGCAAAAATTATCGATGCTGAATATTTGGAAGATAACTTCACAGAAGAAGAATTATCGCAAGCCGGTATTTATACCAAGAATACTTATGAGATTAGAACAGCCTCATTTGCCTGCGGCAGTGCAACGGTGGAAGCCTACGACAGTGCAACGGTGAAAGCCTGCGACAGTGCAACGGTGGAAGCCTACGACAGTGCAACGGTGAAAGCCTGCGACAGTGCAACGGTGAAAGCCTACGACAGTGCAACGGTGGAAGCCTGCGGCAGTGCAACGGTGAAAGCCTACGACAGTGCAACGGTGAAAGCCTACGACAGTGCAACGGTGAAAGCCTGCGACAGTGCAACGGTGAAAGCCTACGACAGTGCAACGGTGGAAGCCTACGACAGTGCAACGGTGGAAGCCTACGACAGTGCAACGGTGGAAGCCTACGACAACTCCTATGTAGAAGATTGTACAGGTAATATAAGACCGGAATCTGATTACGCAATAGTCAAAGATTACTATAGCCATAAGATATATATCAAAAAAGGGAAATTTGAGATTATAGAGGTTTGACCTATGCCGCATCAAAGGTAGTGCTATTACCGTACTAAAAGCCGTGAGAGAAGCGAAGTGCGCACCGCCTCCCTTTAACCTTGTACGGGCGGTTAAAAAAATTATTTATGGAAAATAAAGTGAAACAGTCTTCAAAGAATAAAGAGGAAAACCTCTTGAACGAAGATAGAAAAGCCTCTAATAAAAGGCTGAAACAATATTCCGCTCGTATTTCATTGGGATATACAGAAAAGAGCTTGGAAGAAGAAAGAACCAACATCTGCCTTAGTCAAGGCTTATCAAGGAATTGTTGAATTTAAAATTATATATTATGCCACTTATTAAAAAAGCAAACGAATTGGTAATACCGACTACTATCAAAATGATGGTGTACGGTCAAGCGGGTATGAGAAAAACAACAACCGCTTTGAGTGCCCCCAAACCTTTATTACTGGACTTCGATAACGGTGTGAAGCGTGTGAACATGTCCCACTTGGATGGAGTTGATATTGTACAGATAACATCGTGGACGGACGTCCAGCAGGTTCTGCAAGAAGATTTGTCCAGTTATCAGACAATAGTAATAGACACCATCGGCAAGATGATGGATTATATCATTTCTTACAAATGCGGCACAAGGCAACCTCAGATAAGAGATTGGGGTGGCATTAACCAAGAGTTTAGCGGATTTGTACGTAATTTATCCAATTTGAACAAAAACATCATCTTCGTTGCCCACCGTGATACACGGAAAGAAGGTGACGATACAGTATTTATTCCGGCTTTGCGTGAAAAGTCCTACAACTCTATTGTTACCGAACTTGACTTATTGGGCTACATGGAAGCCAAGAACGAGAATGGTAGAGTTAAGTGTACAATCACTTTTGACCCGACCAACAGAAATGACGGAAAGAACACCTGTAACCTGCCAAGTGTGATGGAAGTTCCCACAAATTTGGATGCCAACGGTAATCCGACTGCAAAGAATGATTTTATCACCACACAAGTGATTAATCCTTATCTTGCAATGCTGCAAGTAAAGAAAGCCGAGATTGACAAATACAACAAGGTGATAGAGGAAATCAAAGAAAGTATCGAATTTATAACTGATGCTAAGTCCGCTAATGAGTTCGCCTCTCATATTAATGAGTTTGAACACGTTGGTAGTTCTTTGATGATGGCGAGAAGTTTGTTTGCTGCAAAGGTAAAGGCCTTGGGACTGATATTCAATAAGGAAACTAAAATCTACTCAGATGCAGCCTAACTATCGTATATATGCAACATTATTGGATTCTTACTTCAATTACCTTAATAGCGATGTCATATATGAGCGTTATTATGGGTGGAGTGAGAATCCACCATGTACGGAAGAAGAGTTTCGGCAGAAGCAGTTTCAAGAACTGATAGACCGTATTAACCGCAAACCGTTTGATAGTGAAGCGGCAGACCGTGGCACGGCTTTCAATGAAATCATTGATTGTATGATTGAGAACCGTAAATCTTCTATAATGGA